CGCGGCGCGCCGTCAGCCGCTGGAATTCCTGATCTCGACCGCCGGCCAGAAGGGCACGCACGGCGAGGAGGTCTACAAGGAATGCCAGGCCATCAAGGCCGGCGATATCGACGATCCGGAAACGCTGGTCGTCATCTACGCGCCGCACGAAGACGACGACTGGACGCTGGAGGAGACCTGGCGCAAGGCCAACCCGAACTTCGGCAAGTCGGTCAAGGTCGACCCGTTTCTCGCCGACTTCAAGCGCGCGCGCCAGTTGCCGCGGCTCGAGAATGACTTCAAGCGCTACCGCCTCAACATGTGGACCGACCAGGCGGTCCGCTGGTTGCCCATCAACTCGCTCGACGACGAGGGCCGCCGGTTCGGCTGGGATCATTGCGAGGGCCCGATCAAGTGGAATGCGTCGGAGTTCATCGAGCGGCTGAAGGGCAAGACCTGTTACGGCGGACTTGACCTGTCGTCGACGACCGACCTGTCGGCGCTGGTGTGGTGGTTTCCGATTCAACCCGGTCTCGATGTCCCGGTCGCATTGCCGCGGTTCTGGAAACCGGCCGATCTGGTCAAGGAACACGTCAAGCGCGATCGCGTGCCCTACGACAAGCTGATCAAGGCTGGAGCTTTGTTCGAGACACCCGGTAACGTCGTCGACTATGCCTTCATCGAGCGGCAGGTGATGAACGACGCGGAGCAGTTCCGCGTTGCGCATTACGGCAACGACAATCGTGAGGCGCACGAAGGCGGCCTTGCGATCGACCGCTTCAACGCGACCGGCACGGCCGTTCGCCTGATGCAGGAAGGCATTCCGGTCGTTCTGTATGGTCAGGGCTTTGTCTCGCTGTCGGCTCCGTCGAAGGAACTGGAGCGCCTCGTGATGTGCAACGGCTTTTACCACGGCGGCCATCCGCTGTTGCGCCGGCACGCCCAGGCGGTCGCTGTCGTGCAGGACGATGCCGAGAACATCAAGCCGACGAAGGCGAAGTCGAACGGCCGCATCGACGGCGTTGCCGCCCTGGTGAACGCACTTGGCATCGCGGAGAAGGGCGATTCTGCGCCGAAGCTCGACGTTGCCGCGATGGTTGCCTGAGGAGAGGGACAGGATGAATACGATCTTCAAGACGGTCGCGTCGGCTGACGGCAAGACCTTCGTGCTGTCCGACGAGACGCTCGATAGCTATGGCGACATCGTCTCGGCCGGCGGTTGGGACCTGAAGCGCTTCCTGACCAATCCGGTGACCCTGTTCGCGCACGACAACCGCTTCCTGGTCGGAACGTGGGGCAATGTCCGCGTCAGCGGCGGCAAACTCCTGGCCGATCTGACGCTGGCCGCACGTGGCACCTCGGCGCGGATCGACGAGCTGATCAGCCTGGTCGAGCAGAAGATCCTGCGCGCCGTCTCGGTCGGCTTTCGCCCGCTCGAATACGAACCGATCGACCCCAAGCAGCCTTATGGCGGCGTCCGCTACCTGAAGCAGGAGCTGCTCGAGGCGTCGCTTGTCGCGGTGCCCGCCAATCCGAACGCGCTGCAGGTCGCCAAGGCGCTCAACATCTCCAACGAAACCATGTCCCTGGCCTTCGGCGAGCAAGCCGGCGTGAGGCTGAGGGGCGTGTCTGCCCACGGCAAGCAAGCCGCATCACCTCAGGCCAAAAAGGCTGATCCGAAAATGAAGACGCTTTCCCAGCGCATCGAGGATGCGCAGACCGACCTGACCACCAAGAAGGATGCATTGACCGTCCTGCTCGGCGCCGACGACCTGGATGCCGATGCGATCGACGAGCTCAATCAGCAGATCGAAAAGTCCGAGCGCACGCTGACGGTGCTCAAGGCCTCCGAAGCCCGCATCGGCGCCGCGGCGGCGACCACCACGGCCAGCGGTGTTGCCGCGCCTGCCGTCTTTCGCCGCCCGCTTGGCGTCGGCCAGAAGGACGTCAAGGGCCTCGACCTCGTCGTTCGCGGCGTCGTCTGCCGTGCACTGGCGTTTTCGGAGCGCCGCTCCATCGGGGACGTTCTGAAGGAGCGCTATCCCGATCACGAAGCTACCGCGATCATCTGCAAGGCCGACCAGACCCTCGGCACCACCACGGTGTCCGGATGGGCCTCGGAACTGGTGCAGACCGCCTATGGCGAGTTCGTCCAGGCACTGACCGGATATTCGATTTATCCGGCTCTGCGTGACAGGGGCATCGGTCTGTCGTTCGACTCCGCCGGCAACGTGACGATCCCCGGTCGTACCGCAGGCGGCGCTGGCGGCGGTTTCGTCGGTGAAGGCCAGCCGATCCGCGTCGGCCGCATCACCACGAATTCGGTGAGCATGAGCCCGCGCAAGATGGGTGTCATTATCCCGTTCTCCCGGGAGCTCGGCAAGCGCTCGACGCCCGCGATCGAAGGCCTGATCCGTCAGGCCATCCTGGAAGATACGTCGGCGGTTCTCGATCCGCTGCTGCTCGACGCCACTGCGGGCGATACCGTCCGCCCGGCCGGACTTCTGAATGGTGTCTCTGCGGTCAGCACCGGCTATGCCGGCGCGGACTATCAGGCCGTGATCGAGGATTTCAAGGCGCTGCTGGCGCCGTTCATCGCCGCAAATGCGGCGGACGGCATCACGGTGATCATGAATCCGACGCAGGGCCTCAACCTTGCTTTGATGCCTGGACCGGTCGGTCAGCCCAACTGGTTCAGCGAGATCCAGAAGCGCATCAACATCGTGGAGTCGACCCACGCCACCGCAGGCCGGCTGATCGCGTTGCGCAGCGCGGACTTCGCGACCGCGCTGGGAGGCGAACCGGAGTTCGACGTCTCCGAGCAGGCAACCATCCACATGGAGGATACGACCCCGCTGGAGATCGTGTCCGGCACAGGGCCGACCACCGCCGATCCGGTTCGCAGCCTCTGGCAGACCGCGAGCATCGGCGTGCGCATGCTGTGGGACATCAGCTGGAAGATGCGCCGCACCGGCATGGTGCAGTGGATCAACGGCACGACCTGGTAACAGACGGATTATTCAAGTCTGTCATGCGAGCCCGGCGCAGTGATGTGCCGGGCTTTTTCTTTGGTGATGGATAGAGGGCTTTTCCTCGGTACCACTCGAAAGGCTTAAAGCCATGGCTCTGCGCAGGTTCATCGTTCCGGTCGTCACCGATGCAAGCGGCAACGCGACCGTCTATAGCCCCTACCTCTCGGGCTACATCCACGAAATTCACTATCTCAAGACCGACTTCGCCGATGGTGTCGACTTCACCATCACGGCGGAAGCGACCGGCGAGACGATCTGGACGCAGAGCGACGTCAACGCCGCTGTCGTGAAGGCACCGCGGCAGGCGACCCATTCGAATGTCGGCGTCGCGGCACTGTATGCCTCTGGAGGCACCGCCGTGAACGATCGCATCGCTCTCGGCCGCGATCGCGTGAAGATCGCGATCGCGCAGGGCGGCAACGCCAAGAGCGGCGCCTTTCACATCGTCGTCGCCGACTAGGCCGGCACAAATCAAGCAGATGGGGCGGCATCGGGGTCAGAGGGTTGCATCGCCGCTCTGACCCTACACACTGGAGAAGAGTATGGACGAAAGCGAAACCGACACATGGTACGTGCTCGCCGACGGCACGCACGCTCATCCGGACGAGGTCGAGCGCGGCGAAGATGGTTTGCTCAAGAGCAAGGGTGGCGTGCCTGTCGCTCTGCGCGACAATGGTCTGCCGCTGACCAGCGGTGTGGCCACGAAGAGCAACAGGCAGGCGGCGCGGGCCGCTCGGAAATCTCCCAAGCAGTCAGATGCCGGCGCGAGCTCGGACGCCCGGACTGAACCGACGGCGGCTGACGATGAAGCGGCGGCCGCGAGGACCGCAGAGGCGCAGCAGGCTGGTGGTGGCTACAACACCCGCGAGTCCAAGGCCGACTAGCCTGCGAAGGTCGAGGGCGGCCGTACGTTGATCGCCCTCGATCGCCATCAGTCTAAAATGTGAGCGCAGGAAACAATCGGCAATGGCAACTTCGGTTCCGTCAGTCCCGCCTCCAGGCAAAGCCAATGCTGCCGTGACTAAGGCTGCCGAGGGCGAGTACCGGCCGGGCCCGTATTTGATCGACGGCGGGTGGCTATCGGCCAAGGCCGGGCAGTTCATGAACTGGTGGCAGATGGGTCATTCGCTTCGGCCCTATAGCGGCAGCAATGCCATGGCCGAGGCCTGCGTCTCGGCGTATTCGCAGACGGTCGCGATGTGCCCGGGCGACCACTGGCTGTCCACCGGCGATGGTGGGCGCGAGCGCGTGACGACGTCGGCGTTGTCCCGTGTGATCCGCAAGCCGAACGACTATCAGTCGATGTCGGATCTGCTGCTGAACCTGGTTCGGAGGATGTACGACGGAGGCGAGGCCTACGCGATCGCGATCAGGAATGATCGCAGCGAGATCGCGGAGCTGCACTGGATGCGTGATGGTCGGCCGATCCTGGCGGAAGACGGCACGATCTTCTATTGGCTGTCGGGAAACGAGATCGTCGAGCGCCGCTTCGATCTGTCGTCGCCCATCCCCGCGCGCGACGTTCTGCATCTGCGTCTGCATTGCCCGCGGCATCCACTGAAGGGCGCGAGCCCCATCCTGGCCGCAGCGCTGGACCTCGAATTGTCGGGCGCTGCGCTGTCGCAGCAGGTGATGTTCTATCTCAACGGCGCCCGTCCCAGCATCATGCTGGAGACCGACCAGAAGCTGACCAAGACCGAAGCCGACGAACTTCGCTCGCGCTGGGATGCCCAGACCAAGGGCGAGAACGCCGGCGGCACGCCGATCCTGAGCTGGGGCCTCAAGGCCAAGGAGATCGAGTTTCGTGCGGGTGACGGCCAACTCGCCGAGATGCTGAAGCTGTCCGATCAGGCGGTGGCGCTGGCCTATCGGGTGCCGTTGCAGATTCTCGGCATCGGCGGCACGCCCTTCGCTTCGACGGAATCGCTGATGTCGTCGTGGAAGGCGATGGGCCTCGGCTTCTGCCTCAACCATATCGAGGAAGCGATCGGGCTGCTGTTTCGCCTCAAGGGCTTTCCGGAGGAATATCTCGAGCTCGATACCAACGCGCTGCTGCGGTCTTCGTTCAAGGAAATGATCGAGGCGTTGTCCAAGGGCACGCAGCGTGTGTTCGCACCGAACGAGGCGCGGCGGTACTTCGACCTTCCGGCCAAGCCCGGTGGCGACGAGCTGCTGGTCCAGATGCAGGACATCCCGCTCAGCATGGCTGGCAAGATGCAATCGGCGAAACCGGCATCGGGTGGCCCACAGGATCCGGCGGCTGGGTCAGGTGATCCGAGCAGCGATCCTGGCAGTGAGCCGGTCGATCCGACCAGCGCGGGCAAGGCAACCGGTGGCGCGCGGCTGCGCAGAAGGCTGAAGGCAAGCCATGACCTCCACGCCGCTTGACGATCTCGCCGACGAGCTCGGCGCGATCACCGGCCGCATCGAGCGCGATACGCGGCTGCGCCTCGATGCCGCGATCGCCGACCTGCGCCGGATCGATGCCGAGCGCGAGCTCAGGTTGGTCAACCTCGAACGCCTGGTGGCCGATCGCCTTGCCTCAGTGAAGGATGGCGAGCCCGGCCGCAGTGTCACGCCCGACGAGGTCGCCCCGGTCATCGCGGCGGAGGTCGCGCGCCAGGTGGCGGCGCTGCCGCCGCCGGAGCCCGGCAAGAGCGTGACGGTCGATGATATCAGGCCGCTACTTGCCGAGCTGGTCTCTGCGTTGCCTCCTGCGGAAGCCGGCAAGAGCGTGACGATCGACGAAGTCGCTCCGGTCATCGCGGCCGAGGTCGCGCGCCAGGTGGCGTCGTTGCCGCCGGCGGAGGCCGGTAAGAGCGTCACGGTCGACGACGTGCGTCCGCTGTTGGCCGAGATGGTGGCGGCGTTGCCGCCTGCGGAGGCCGGCAAGAGCGTGACGATCGACGAAGTCGCTCCGGTCATCGCGGCCGAGGTCGCGCGCCAGGTGGCGTCGTTGCCGCCGCCGGAGCCCGGCAAGAGCGTGACGGTCGACGATATCAGGCCGGTGCTGGCGGAGATGGTTGCGGCGTTGCCTCCTGCGGAAGCCGGCAAGAGCGTGACGATCGACGAGGTCGCCCCGGTCATCGCGGCGGAGGTCGCGCGCCAGGTGGCGGCGCTGCCGCCGGCGGAGCCCGGCAAGAGCGTGACGGTCGATGATATCAGGCCGGTGCTGGCCGAGCTGGTCGCGGCGTTGCCTCCTGCGGAAGCCGGCAGGAGCGTGACGGTCGAGGAGGTCGCGCCGGTCATCTCGGCGGAGGTCGCGCGCCAGGTGGCGGCGCTGCCGCCGGCGGAAGCAGGCAAGAGCGTGACGGTCGACGATGTGCGGCCGCTGCTCAAGGAAATGGTCGATGCGATCGAGTTGCCCCGGGGCGAGCCGGGTCCGCGCGGCGAGCGAGGCCCCGAGGGCCGGCTCAGCGTCGCCAAGGCCTGGGCCGATCGCGTGCATTACGAGGGCGAGGTGGTCACTCATCAGAGCTCGACCTGGCAGGCACTGCGCGACACCGGCCGCGAGCCGCCGCATGACGACTGGATCTGTCTCGCGGGCCGAGGCCAGGACGGTCTCAACGGCATCAGCCCGCGCGTGCGCGGCACCTTTGACGCGACCATCACGGATTACCGTGAGCTCGATATCGTGGCCCTCAATGGTGCGTCCTTCATTGCGCGCCGTGACAATCCGGGTCCGTGCCCGGGCGACGGCTGGAAGATGATCGCGATGCAGGGCAAGACCGGAAAGCCCGGCGAGCGCGGCGCGCAGGGCCCGCGAGGCCCGGCAGGCCCGGCCGTCGTCGCCCTCGACGTCACCGACCAGGGATTGCTGACGCTCTCGAACGGCGACGCCACCAAGGTCGAGCTCGACCTTTATCCCTTGCTCTCCAGACTGCAGGCCTGATTGATGTTCCGGGTCACTGAACCGGCCGACGATCTCAATCTGCTCTCGATGAGCGAGCTCCGCATCGCCGTCGGCCTTGCATCCGGCGACAATTCGCAGAATGCCAGGCTCGAGCTGCTCGGAGATCGCGTCTCATCGATGATCACGGCGGCTTGCCGTGTGGCCAGGGATGGTGTCAATCCGCCGACGCTGCTGCTGGAGACCTGCTCGGATTCGTGGCGACTGAGCTGTGCCAGAGAGGCGCTCTACCTGTCTCGCCGACCCGTCACGCGGATCGTATCGTTGACCGCATCGGGTTCGCCGCTGGTAAGGGACGTCGACTACGAGCTCGATGCGGCTTCGGGCAAGCTGGCCCGGCTCAGCGGCGATCGGGAATGCTGGTGGCAAGCCGGGCTCGTCTCTGTCGAGTATGACGGCGGCTTCGAGGAGGTGCCGCCTGATCTGAAAGCGATCGCGGCCCAGCTCGCGGGCGGCTACTGGGCCGACGATGGCGTCGATCCGCTGGAGAAGCGCGTCTCCATTCCCGGCGTCATGGACGTCGAGCGCTGGGTTGATTCCAGCGCAGATCCGCAAATGCCGGCGGACATCCTGAACGCATTGACGGTCGGCGGCTACGTCAACCGCGAAATGGTCTTCTGACACTGTCTTTCTCAACCCTCATGGCAAGGATCAGCCCATGTCGATCGCAGACGTCACCGAAAACGCCATCCTCAACCTGATCTTCTCGGCGACGGCGTGGGCCAACTACGCCGACAACGCGGCCTCGACGCCGCAGACCAATATCGCGATCGGACTGCATACGGCCGATCCCGGCGACTCCGGCAGCATGTCCACCAGCGAGGCAGCTTATACGTCCTATGCCCGCGCCAGCGTCGCGCGGTCGAGCGGCTGGTCGACGTCGAGTGCCGGCAGCGTGTCGCCGGCCGCCGCGATCAACTTCCCCGCCGGCACGGGCGGCTCCGGCACGGTCACCAATTTCTCGACCGGAAAGACCGGCGGCGGCGCGGCGGCCATCCTGTTCTCCGGCACGGTGACGCCGAACATCGTCACCGGCTCCGGCGTGACGCCGCAGCTGACAACGTCGACGACCATCACGCTCGACTAGCGCGCGGGTGTCGCGGCTTTCAGCAAAATATCTCGAAAGGTCCAGTGCAATGACGGAATCCACCATCGTCGCCGCAGCGGGCGCGACCGCTGTCGGCGGGGCGCGCGGACTGCGCGGCAAGCTGATCCAGCAGGCGATCGACAACGCGGTCGCGGCCTACATCAAGGAGGTCGGCGAGCACAATGCGGCGCTGCAGCCCGCGGACTATGTCGACGAGCACGGCGAGACCGTGACTGGCTTCGTCGATCCGAAGCGCTTCCGTCAGGTGCTCGATGCCGAGATCCTCGACGTCAAGATCGCGGCGCGCAAGCGCGCCAAGGATGCGCTGTCGACGCTGGCGGTGTCGTGAACCACGCCGCCGAATTTCGGCTCTGCCTCGAGCGGCTCGACGTCGCCGGCGCGCGGCGGCTCTGGGCGCATGCGATGCCGCATCTGCCGCAGCCGAAGACCGACGCCGACGCCGAGATCGTCCTGCACCATGCGCGAACGCAAAGCGACGCGATGTCGCTCAAATTGCGCGCCTGGTCCCATCGCTGGCTGCTCGAGCGCGCGCTGCCGTCCGGCTTGCCGGACCGTTTGCGGCCTTCGGCCGAGCGGCTCTATCCGCGCGTCGTGAGCGCGGTCGGGATCGCGCTCGGCGCGATGTCCGAGATCGCGCGTGCCGTCAGGCCGCAGGTCATGGGCGCGATGCAGGACGCGGTGCGCGAGTGCTATGCCGACGGCCATCAGGGCGATCACGACATCGTCCGCGCCCGCATCCTCGAGGCCAAGGCGAGCGCGACGCGAAAGCTGCTCGGCAGGGTTGGACTAGCTTAAGGGAGCATCGCCGATGACCAGCAACGTCCTCATCACGCCAGGCACCGGCGTCGCCGTAGCGGCTGTCGATATCGGCGCGGCGACGGCGGCGACCGTGACGATGACGAGCGCCTCGCCTTGCGTCGTGACCGATACCGGGCATACCTTCGCGGACGGGCAGCCGATCGTTCTGACCACGACGGGCGCGCTCCTGACTGGCCTGACCGCAGGCGCGACGGTCTATGTCAAAAGCCCGGTGACCAACACCTACAATCTGGCGGCGACGCCGGGCGGCACGGCGATCAACACCTCTGGTACTCAGAGCGGGACCCACACGCGGACGGCACAGGCGTTTGCGCAGGTGGTGCGGATCGACAACGCCAATCCGAACGGTCAGGGCGCGATGGCTGCGAGCGCGCCGGTCGCGTTGGCGAGCGACCAGAAGTACCAGACCGGTATGTCGCCGCGCGCCTTCAGCGCGACCTTCACGACGCTGACGCGCCCGGCCAACGTCACGCCTTATTCGGCTGGCGATTCGATTTCGAACAATGCGACGGCCGGCTCGGTGACGGCGCTGTCGGCGACCGTGTCGGATACGAACGATGATCCGGTCACGATCACCGAGATCCTCGTCAGTTCGAACGATACGGGTCTCGCCGGCAAGAAGCTGCGCGCCTATCTCTTCAATTCCGATCCGACCGCCAACAGCGGCGTCGGCGCGGGCGACAACGCGGCCTATTCGCAAAAGGTCGCCGGCTATGTCGGCTCGTTCATGGGTTACATGGAGACCGGCTTTTCGGACGGGTGCGTCGGCCGGCTGGTGCCGACCTACAATGAAGCCAATCTTTCGCAGGCCGGTGCGTTCGTTATCGCCAAGCCGGTCTCGGGCGCAAAGACGTTCTACATCCAGTACCAGGCCGTCGAAGCATTCACGTCATCGGCAAATTCGACCACCATCATCGGGACGGCGAAGGGTTTCCAGGGCCGTGCTGCCTAGCACTCCGTATCTCCTGCGGCGCGTTCCCTGGAAGGCGCCGCCCGCCGCGGGCGGTGGCGCTGCCGCGTTCACGTCGCCGGCCGACACCGGCACCTGGACGTTTTCGAACGCCAACAAGACCGTGGTCTGCACGGCCACGACCGCCGTCACTGGCGTGCAGACCGGCCAGGTGCTGACGTCGCCGGCGCTGTCGGGCAAGAAATTCTTCATCGTCCATGTCGACAGCATGCCGACCGACTACGCTGCGTTGGGTATCACCGATGGCGCCAATCGCGGCTGTCCAGGCTTTGCAGGCACCGGCAATGTCGGCTTTTTCAGCAGCTCGGCTGGCATCTGGGCTGCGGGCTCGAATGTGGATTCGTTGCCGCCAAGCATGGGCTCCGGCTCGACCGCGGGGCTTTGCATCGACGCAACCGGCAAGCTCGCCTGGTTCACGATCGACGGCGTGAATTTCTACGGCTCGGCCGGCACGGTGCGGACAGCGTCGGACGTAGCCGCCGGAACGGGTGGTTTCAATTTCGCGACGCAGATCTCGGGCTCGACCTTCTATGCCGCTGTCGGCGCGCTCGACGTCGCGGGGCAGGGCTACACCATCCAGACCGCGCTGCCCGGCGGCTGGACCATGCCGTCCGGCTATGGCGTTCTTTGAAAGTGCGCTGATGGTTGGCTTGCTCAGTGTCTATGCGCCGGTGATCGTGCCGAGCACCTTGCCGCAAGCGAATGGCTATGTGTTCTCCGGCGACAGCATCACGCAGGGCGTCGGCGGCAACGTGCCGTATCCGGATCAGTTCACGGCCAACACCGGCAAGAACAGCGTCAACATCGGCCTGAGCGGCGACACGGCGCAGGACGCTAACGCCAACTACAGCTCGCAGATCGCGCCGTCCTACAATGCCTCGACTGCGAATGCGATTGTGTTCCTCTATGGTATCAACGACCTGTTGGCTTTGGGACATACGGACGCGCAATTACGCTCCGACATTGTCGCGCTCGTTGGGAAGGCCCACACTACGGGCTATTACACAACGATCTCGACCTTGCTGCCGTGCGATGCCGTCAGTTTCGGCTGGACTTCGACGATGGAAGGTTATCGCGTTGCCTACAATTCCTGGCTGAGAACCAACTGGGCAACTTTCGCCAATGGCCTGATGGACTTCGGCGCGATAGGAGAGTTGCAAGACCCAAGCGACTATCACTACGCGGATAAGCTGCACCCGACCGACCGCGGCATGCGCCCGCTGGCCGAGCTGGTGCGGACCCGGTTCGGCATTGCCAATGTCGGCGACACCACGCCGTCGTCATACAGCTTCACGCCGGTGACGGGCGCCGCGCGGTCGACCGTCTTTACATCCGGCGCTGCCGAGCTGACCGGCTTCACCGCGCCGGCGGCGATCTCGATCACGGGCGGCACCTATTCGGTCAATGGCGGCGGCTTCACGTCGTCGCCCGGCACGGTGGCGCCTTACGACCAGGTGCAGGTGCGGCTGACCTCGTCGGCCGCCGGCGCGACGCAGGTGACGGCGACCCTGACGGTCGGTGGTGTCAATGGCTCCTATTCGGTGACGACGGCTTAAGAACAGATGCTGCTGCTTCTTCTCCGATCAGCTTCAAGCTCGGCCAGCGCAAGCGTGGGTGCCGCTGCGGGCGCGGGCGCCGCATCGGGCATTGGCGCCGCGACCAAGGCTGCCGCGGCGGGTGCCGCCGGCACGGGCGCGGGCTCCGGTATTGCTGCGACCACGGCAGCAGCCAACGGCGCCGCGGCTGGTGCCGGATCAGCCGCGGGCGGGGGACTGAGCACGGCCGCGGCGAGCGCGAATGCATCGGGCTCCGGTACGGCATCAGCCGCGGCCACCTCGATCGCGGCGGCCTCCGGCACGGCTGCCGGGTCTGGATCTGCTTCAGGCGCGGTTTCGGGCGGCATCGTCGGCCAGGCGTCGGGAGCCGGCGTGGCAGGGGGCATTGGCAGCAGCACCGCTGCAGCTGCCGGCGGTGCAACGGCCGTTGGAGCAGCAGCAGCGGCTGGCGGGGCAACTGCGTCCGCCTCTGGCACGGCGTCCGGCTCCGGGGCTGCGGCGGCGCTGGCCTCCGGCGGCACGGTCGGGCTTGCCGCGGGCGTTGGCGCCGCTTCTGGCTCCGGCGCCTCGATTGCGGCGGCGTCCGGCACGGCTACCGGCTCCGGCGTGGCCGCGGGGGCCGATGTTGCCATAAAAGCTGCGGCAGGCGCTGCGGCGGGCGCTGGCAGCGTTTCCGGCATTGGTGCCGCGACGGCGTCCGGTTCTGGCGCAACTGCCGGCACGGGCGCTGCTGCGGCCTCCGGCGCGTCCACGAATGCGGCGGCGGGTGCGGCGGCCGGCGCAGGCGTCGCGACGGGCGGAATTGCCTCGGTGGCAAGGGCCTCCGGCACGGCGTCGGGTGCGGGGGCTGCATCAGGTGACGCCACGGTTGGCGCATCGCCTGGCGCGGGGCATGCGTCCGGCGTGGGCGCGGCCTCCGCCACCGGCAATGTCGTCTTCATCGCATTCGGTGCGGCCGGCGGCGCGGGCGGCGCTTCCGGTGTCGCGACGACCATCGCGCGGGCGTCGGGGACCGCGACCGGCATCGGCGGGGCGCATGCGTCCTCGTCGCAGGCTTTTCCGCTATCCGAACGCGTGGCCTCGCTCGATCCGGAGTATCGCCGCGCCACAGTTGCAGCCGAGCGCCGGCGCGCGGCAGCGGCTTAACGAGGTGCGCTCATGAAGACCTGGCCGGCGAAGGATCCTGACGAGATCCTCGATTACGATCTCGACTGGACCATGCGGCTGTATTCCGCCGACGAGATCGAGCGTGTCAATGTGGGCGAGACCGTGACGCCGGCGGACACCATCGCCTCCTCGACGTTCACGCTGCCGTCCGGAACGCTGGTCGCGAACAGCTCGAGCTATAATTCGACGCACACCAAGGTGTGGCTGTCGGGCGGCGCCGAGGGCGAAAGCTACATGGTTCAGAACCGCGTCACCACGGCCGGCGGCCGCACCATGGACCAGACCGTCAAGCTCAAGATTCGGACAAAATGAACTGCTGCCCCGTACTGTCCCGGGTGAGGGAACTAAGGCTATGAACTTTGCGTTGAATCGCGTAGATGCCTTCAGGGGCTATGCAGCACGGGTGGGACGATGGCCACGACCTTGCAGATAACCGTTGCGCTTTGGATCATGATCGTTTGCGCCGCAATAAAATGCTGGCAGGTTCTTCTCTAGTCACCTAGCGCAATCAGCCACTTCGTGATCGCGAAAATCCCCCATAATAGTGCGGCAAACCAGCCGAACATTGCCAAGGCGATGGCAACGACATAGCAGGCCGTAAAAATGCGGCGCTGCAAGCGCGGCGCCTTGATGCTGGGCTCTTGGACGGTCATCTCATCCTCCCGACGCCTGGCTTGCATCTTATCGCGCACCGCGAACTTCATCTGTTAGCGTGGTCACACTTTCTGCAGGTTCGAGATATCCAAGGGCTGAAGCTGTATTCTGTTCCTATGGGCGCAAACGGGTCGGCTTACGAGGGCTGGCAGGAGCGCTGCGTGCTGGCGTCGTTGCAGGGCGGTTTGTCGTCGGCGAACATATGAATGGGGCGAGCAAGACGTCGCTGCATCTCGTCCAGTTCTGCGAGCCGCTGCTCGATCTCCGCAATCTCCGTGATGACCTGCTTTGACATCATACGCTTTGCCTTCTTCACGCGGTCCTCGGCCCGATATTTTCAATGTTCGGCGACATCTACAGTGATGTTCGAGCAGCCACAACGCGAGGCGCGAATTAACCTCACCGCGTAGGGTTAAGACGACCCATGGACCATCTGACTGCGCTCGTCGTCGTTGCGCAGCGGCGCCTGCGCCTGCGCCGGCTATTAATCGCGATCGAGCGCAACCCGCTCCTTCTGGAGGCTATCGACATGAACCGCACCATCAAGCGGCCGATCGAACTGGCGGGCTTTGCCGGCCGGCTCAACCGCGCCGAGAAAATCGAGACCGAGCTCGCCGTGACCGGCCAGCGCTATGATACGGTGCTCGCCGACATCGAGGATCAGCATACAGCGCTGAGGTCCCACGTTGGCTCGCTAGAGGCCACGCGTGCGTCACTCGACCAGGTCATCGACCGCATGACCGCGAGCAACGGCGGCCCAAACGATGGCGGGGAATCCTCGACCGGATCGACCGGCAGCGGTCAGATCATCGAAGGCAAGAATGTCGGGTGACGGCCGACTCCCAAATCCATCGCGTCGTTTGAATTGGGGAGGATGCACCGATGTCGTTGGTGGATCGCGTGCTACGCGATTATCGCGGCGCCTTTGCGAGGATTGGCGAGCCCGTCACGATCCGCCGCTACAGCGGCAAAGGCACTGCGCGCGCGGTCTCGGCTGAGGCCGTCGCGGTCGCGCGCGTGACGGGGTATGAGCCCAAGGACATCGTCGGCGCGATCCAGCAGGGCGATCGCAAGGTCATCCTGCTCAACGATCCGGGTGCTGTAGTGCCTACGGGAAAGGCGGCATTATCGATGTTGCTACCTCTGACGAGCGATGACAGGCTGATCATTCGGGGCCGCGAAGTCGCAATCTTGGGCGCCGATGATTCCACGCGGCGCGTCGCCGGCGAGCTGGTTGCGATCGAGCTTCAGGTGCGCGGCTGATGGGGCAGGTGTTCGATGAGGCGGACTACCGGCGTCGGCTCGAAGCGCTGGAAAGTTCCCAAATATCGGCCGGCGAAGAATTCGGCCTGATGCAGGAGGGTTGGGTTAGCGGAAGCGGGTCAGGACCGCTCGACGCACGCAAGCGGATCTTGTTTGCCAAGCAGCAGGCTCTTCGCGCGGCGCGCAAGAAGATGATCCAGGCGATCCGCGCCGAAGAGGACAGGATGCGTCGGAACAACATGCTCCCGACTGAGGTCGAGCAGATCGTCACCGGCAGGTCTGATACGCTCGTAAAGGTATGAGGCTCGTCTACCGCTTCATGGCGATGCAGGACATCGTCGACTTCGCGCTCGCGACGCTGCGGTCTCGCTCGCCAGTCGGTACCGGTGATGATCCGCATCCCGGCCTCTATCGAGACAGCCACCTCGTCTTTCTCAACGGGCAGGTGGTCCAGGACGTCAAGGCCTTCAGGCGCGGCGACCAGATCAACATCTCCAACCCGGTGCCCTATGCCCGCAAGCTGGAGATCGGCAATGCCAGGATGCAGGCGCCGTTGCACGTCTATGAGGACACCGCGTTGATCGTTGCCAGCAGGTTCGGCAACCGCGCATCCGTCAAGTTCACCTTCATGCCCGTGCGTTTCGGCGGCATCTCGGCGTATGCGGCGTTCTCGAAGCAACTGAAGCAGGGCAGGCGGACCATGTCAGAGAAGTCCCGGCAGGACTGGCTGGTTCGCCAGCCGGCCATTCAAATCAAGGCGCGCTAGAACATGGCCGACTGGACTGGCGCCGTTGCCGCCTGCCGCGCGCGGTTCGAAGCGAATTTTTCTGCGACGCCGATCGCCTTCCAGAACGAGGATCCTCCGGCCTCGCCTTGGCCGCCTGCGACGCCTGCGCCGTGGACCTATTTCGAGGTGCTTCAGGTCGAGAGCAATCTGCGGGGTGCCGGCAAGCCCGGCAGCCAGACATGGCTCACGCTCGGCAACATCTTCGCGCATGTGTTCGTGCCGAAGGGCTACGGCCTAGAGGATCATCTCGCGCTCGCCAGTCCGATCGGCGAGATCTTCCGCGCGAGCACGTTCTACACCGCGGATCCCGGCGCCAAGATCATTTGTGGCGCACCAAGTATCCGCGGCGGCGATTCCGGCAGCGATGACGGCAACTATTTCGGCCTCGTCGTCGGCATCCCCTTCGAATTCTTCTTCATCGGCTGACAGCCGTCTCTCTCGCAACCCGCGGGCGCCGCTCGCTTCATCCCGGAGGTCCTGATCCATGTATCAGTCGAATTCGAACGCCTATGTTGCCTACAAAGTGCAGTCGGCGCTCGGCACGGCTGCTTCGGGCAGCGGCGCCAGCGTGTTCCGCATCTCCGGCGGCAACGGTATCAAGGCCAGCAAGGCCGCCGTGGAGAGCGGCGAAATCCGGCGCGACGGCATGCGCCAGCGCGGCCGCCACGGCACCCAGAAGCTGACGGCGGACTATGATGCCGAGCTTTCGCTCGGCTCGCACGATGCCTTCGTCGAGGCGATCGCGCGTGATACCTGGTCGGCAGCCGACCTGACCAAGACGCAGACCGATTTCACATCGCTGACGACCGGGGCCAATTCGATCGTCTGTACCTCCGGCGATCCGCGCACCTGGTTCGGCATCGGCGACGTCATTGAGCTGCTCAACTATTCCGGCGGCAACAACCTTGCGAACATCCGCATCACGAACCTCAGCGCGACCACCATCACCACGGCGGAAACGCTGATCGTCAACGCGACGCCGGATACCTCGTGTTCGATCGTTCGCCGCGGCAAGAAGCTGGTGCCGTTCGCCGGCGGCTCGCTGCTCAAGCGCTATTTCACGCTGGAGGAATACGAGATCGATATCGATCAGTCCAAGGTTGCGCAGGACTTCGTTGCGGGCCAGCTCAAGCTGTCGATGAAGCCCGACGGCATCATCATGGCCGGCCTGTCGGGTGTCGGGACGGGAAGGGTGCTCGGCAACACGACGGGAACCTCGCCTTACTTCACCTCG